GCACTCACCCCTATGCTGGTAACGCTGTCGGGGATGGTAATACTTTTCAGCCCCATGCAATAAGAAAACGCATGCATCCCTATGCTGGTAACGCTGTCGGGGATGGTAATACTTTTCAGCCCGGTGCAGTCAGAAAACGCACTCTCCCCTATGCTGGTAACGCTGTCGGGGATGGTAATACTTTTCAGCCCCATGCAATAAGAAAACGCATGCATCCCTATGCTGGTAACACTGTCGGGGATATTACAATGTCCGTTATTGTCAATTTCGTATTTCATGTTTATCCTTTCGTTAGCGGACAGTTATCGGCGGTGCAGTCAAAAGATATTGGTGCGTTAGGGCATCTATAGTTTGGCTCTGATGGTAAAAAGAAGCGCATGTCGCACCGATATTTAAACACCTCAAACGGCACACTGTTTTTAAGTTTCGCTTCCATAGTTGCTGCGTGGTCTTGCGCGGCTTTCAGTTCGGCTTCGAGGGCGGTGATGCGATCTTCAATATATAAGATATAATCGCCAATCGGTTTTAGTTCTTCTTTTTTTACTTTGCATGTTAAAATGGCCATTTCATTATCTGGTCTTTCCATTACTCTGTCTCCTTTATCGCTCGATAAGTTTCAATATCTTCCTCAGTGTAACCATTATCCAGCCCGTATTGTTTTCCCTCGTCAGATAACCACCAGTCCCGAGTCTCGCACTTGCACCCGATTTGTAGCCACCTGTCGTCAATTACTATAATCGTGTGTTTATGGGTTGTCACGCTTTTCAGCCCTGTGCAATTGGAAAACGCATACATCCCTATGCTGGTAACGCTGTCGGGGATGGTAATACTTTTCAGCCCTGTGCAACCCCAAAACGCATACGCCCCTATGCTGGTAACACTGTCGGGGATGGTAATACTTTTCAGCCATGTGCAATTGGAAAACGCACACATCCCTATGCTAGTAACGCTGCCGGGGATGGTCACGCTTGTCAGCCCGGTGCAACCCCAAAACGCATGCACCCCTATGCTGGTAACGCTGTCGGGGATGGTAATACTTTTCAGCCCGGTGCAGTCAGAAAACGCACAAGGCTCTATGCTAGTAACGCTGCCGGGGATATTACAATGTCCGTTATTGTCAATTTCGTATTTTCTGGCTTTTTCGGTGATTGTCATGTTTTCCCCTTTGCTGTTTGTGTTTGCGTTTGCGTTCTCGATCTTGATTACAGTATAGCATCTTGATATCATATTGCAAGTATTATTTTCATTTATTTTCACTTTTTTAAAAATAAATATTTAGCACTATTTTCGTGTGTTGGCATGGTATATGCAATGCAGGACGGCTAAAAAAAAGACTTGCAATTCGGGAATTAATATTTTACATAGAAGGTGTAATCATAAATTAGGAGTTGTAATGTATCTAAAATACAAACAGTTTGCCCGTGCAGTGCATAGAATTCCTGCCTTTAGGCTCTTATTTTATGATTACAGCTCTGCACGGGCAATTTTTTTTGGTATTACATAATGGCATTACGTAACCAACCATACCTACCACTTTATGTCCAAGATTTCCTGACAGATGAAAAGCTGATGGAATGCTCGGCAGAAACAACCGGCGTGTATATCAGGCTTCTCTGTATACTTCATAAACAGAAGGAATACGGCGTTCTTTTGCTAAAGCAAAATGTCAAGCAGGAGCCTTCTACTTGCTTGGACTTTGCTTGTAAGCTTGCCAAGCCAATGCCATATGATGTTGAAACCATAGAGCGTTCACTTAAAGAGCTTCTTTTGAATGATGTAATACAACAAGACGGTGCTAAGTTGCTGCAAAAGCGAATGATTAAAGACAATGACATTTCTCTAAAGCGCTCTTCTGCTGGTTTTAAGGGTGGTAAAAAGACTCAGTTTGCTAAAGCAAATGCTAAAGCAAACTCTGAAAGTGAAAGTGAAAGTGAAAGTGAAGATGAAGATACTGTTAAAGACTATAATATTGAAGAATTAAAAGATTACCTACACACCGAACTTCCCGAACTCGGACTTGATGCACCGCTTATCTCAAGCATGCAATTTGATTTAATTGACAGCTTTGTTTCTGAATGCGAAGTGTTTAAGAAAATTGAGAACTGGAAAACATATGTTGACCGTATAAAAAAATCAGATTGGCTTATGAGAAGGGCAACCGGAAAAAGACAGAGGAAAATAAAACTCGGGTTAAGCTGGTTGTGTAAACCTGAATCGGTCACAAAAGTTATGGCCGGAGATTTTGATACTGTTGAAGAAAAAGTTGATCCAAACGCTTATATTTAGGGTGTAAAAATGACAAATTATCCGATATCAGAAGATTCTTTTGAGCGGGAAATGATAAAGCTATATGACTTGTGCGGGTTTGGAATAAAGCCACGTATACCAAAAGCTTACTATGAGAACTTCGGCTATAAATACACAACAGACGAAGTCAGGGCAGGCTTTAACCGCCTTGCAAGCGCACCGCCAACCAAGATGAACAAGGCAAACATTGAAAGCTCTATAAAGCAATGTCAGACTAAAAAGGTAGCGGACACGAAGATAGGTTGTACCTATTGTGATTCACTGGGGTGTATTGACTACTGGAAAGAGATAAACAATGTTCGATATCAATATTCAGCACGATGTCATAAATGCAGGACATCAAAATATGTTAATGAACCGTTTTATAATGAGGTATTCCCAAACGATGATATACAACCACATTCAACGCCGGAGCAAATGACTTGCGGTAAGCACATAGTTGAGGATCAAGTAAAACTTATAACAGGACGTGACCACGCTGATGCGGGCATGGAGCGCAAACGTGAACGGCAGCTATACTGTGAACAAACCTTATGGGGGGCAGCTGAATGATTCAATTTTTTGTACCAATGAGACCAAAAGGAAAAGAACGGGCAAGGGTGGTAATACAAAATCTGATTGACTTTATTGAGGAGGGTAGGAAATGAATAACTTTTTATATGAATCTGAGGTTGCCATGTATAGTTGTTTCGGAAATATTATAATAGGCCACGATGATTTTAAAATATTCAAGAAAAATCCGCGTAAATATTTGGCTAAAAATTGGGGTGTTTCTATAAAGAAATTGTATACTTACGAGCAATCAATAATTGAAAATCAATGTATTGCAATTACAAAAAAAGGGGAAAGGTGTTGCAGGTTTGTCCATCATGTAAATACGATAGATGAATTTACTGATGGCATAAGTAATGTATGCACACAACATCTTAGGTTTAGGAGGATGGGGGGATGACTTTTACAGAAGCAGAAAAACAACTAGCACCGTGCAGCGTATGTGGATCTCAACTCAAAATACTTGACGTTGGGAATTATTGGTACCGGGCTACATGCACAAATAGCGAGTGTTGGTATATAAGCCGGAAGCACAGAACTTTTGATGATCTAATTAAGGCAACCATGAGAGCGGGGAAACGAAAAAACTGAGGGGAGGATTAGTTGAAATAATAAGGTTTATAATGGGGGCGGGGAAAAGATGAAAGCAATAGAATTTTTTATACCAATGAAGCCAACAGCAAAAGGCAGACCGCGCATGACTAAAACAGGGCATGTCTATACGCCGAACAAAACCAAACAAGCCGAGGATGTTATTATTGTGTGTGCCTTAGAAAATGCGCCACATGCACCGCATACTTGCCCTGTAAGCCTTTATTTGTCTTTTGATATGCCCATACCTACGTCAACTCCTAAAAGTCGCTTAAAAAGTGCATATGGCTCTCCACACGTTAAAAAACCAGATCTTGACAACATGGTTAAGCTCGTAATGGATGCGATAACAAGAACTGAACAGTTTTGGCTCGATGATTCACAGGTAAGTACAATCGTAGCTTGTAAGAGATATGCCGAAGAAGGTGCATATTGTGGTATAAACATTAAATTATTAAGAGAAGGAGTTTAAAATGACAGATGATCGAAAAAAAGAATTAGCAGAATGTCGGACAAACATAGAGAATAAATACAGGCAGCTATGCGCGGATGAAGCGGAAGCATTTGAACGTGGTGATATTACTTTAGTAATACGCTGTATCGCTGACAAAACTGCGCTAGTTTCCGATTTAACAGGCTTAGCCATTGAGTTAATGCGAGAATAAGAAAAAAGCCGGATGTATAGTCCGGCTGTGGTGGTGGTTGCTATTTCTCTTCTTCTTCCTCTTCCTCTTCCTCAATCTCTTTGCGGATTGCGCTTACTTCCGCTGTATCATAATAAAGCCCGCCATTGTTAAAAATTACAAGTTGTTTTGTGTTCAATTAGTATTGATTCTCTCTTTCCGTTTTCTACCATTAAATTAAATTTTTCCTTTGCTCTCCGGTATGTTTTAAACATTCCATTACTACAAAACGCGCTTTTTGTTGTTTCGTGGACAGCATACGCCTGCCCATTTGCGTAAGGTTTAATAAGTCTTATCAGGTTTATATGGCTTCCGTCTTGAAAGTTTGCATATTCGATTAGAGGACTATTAAATACTCTGCGCGGCAATATTGGATAACTCATATTTTAACTCCTTCCCGCTTTGCCCAAAGATACAGACTTTCGTCATTATTAATCCACGATTGCAACTCTCCGTCATTTTTTGGGTGTTGTGGAGCTACGCTGTCACAATTCCCCTCGGTTGTTTTTAATAAAGTCGCGCATTGTCATATTGCACCTGCCTTCTATTTGTTAAGGTTTGCTAAAATATATACGCCTGATCTGAAAGCGACCACGGTGTTATAGCTTTGGAAAAATGCGCCAATTTGGCCGTTGTGTTCGGCATCAACAATTATAAATTGATTTGCTACTTTGTTTCCTCTGCTGCTTGTCATGTTTTCGATTTTCATAATGTCCTCTTTTTTATTAGTTGGTTAGTAGTCAATTTCGCCGTTTTCATTAAAATAATAATCATTGCATCGTTTCAAAATAGCCGCTTCTGTTGTTAAATATTCATAATCTGCGCGCAAAATATATAAATAATCGTTTTGTAGACAATTTAAAAATTCTTGCTCGGCTTCGGCCGTCAAATCATCAATTTTATCCTGAATATCATCTTCTTCATCATCTGCACAGGACGCCGGAAAAGGATTATTTTCTTGTATTGTTTTAATATCAAGCAAAAAATTTCTCGCATCTTTGTATGTCTCGCAATTTTCTCCATGTTCTTCCATGATATTTTTAGCGATAATGTCATAGTCTAAACACGGCTTAAGCTCGCAAAATGAACCCATGTTAAGGTCAAAGCCTAGGCATTTTAAGCCGGCACGCTCAATATCTCCGTATGTTGCTTCCTGCCAGGAGTGATCAGAAACATTAATGTCATAATTCTTAGCAATAATTTTTTCTTTTAAATCGTCGCTTGCTTCATCGCATGTATACAGATTAGTCTTTTTTATTCTCATTGTCGTAACCCCTTTTCTTGTTGTTATTTTATCTCCTGCTCTTGCAAAAGTTTAATTCCGCGTGCAATTATTTTTTTATACATTGCCGCCTCACTTGCCGCCGCCCATGCCGCCCTTGCCGCCTCACTTGCCGCCGTCCTTGCCGCCTCACTTGCCTCACTTGCCGCCGTCCTTGCCGCCGCCCATGCCGCCCACGCCGCCTCACTTGCCGCCGTCCTTGCCGCCTCATTTGCCGCATCACTTGCCGCCTCACTTGCCGCCGTCCATGCCGCCCCACTTGCCGCCCTTGCCGCCTCACGGTTTTTATTCGTATCATTTTTAATACATTTTAGTGCCGCATTAATTGCTTGTCGCGGCCTTTTTTCATTTGGATATTGGTCCTCAAAGATTTCAAGCACTTGTTTGGCCGCATAACACGCATATCGTATTTTGTTACCGCGGTTTAGCGCTGTAGATAAAAACCAATTACAATCAGAGTGTTTGTTTTGCCTTAGAGACAACCTCAACGCATCAACAGCGTTAACGTTTTTTGTTCCATAATTTTCACGAAACCAGTCGAGACCGTCGCTACAAGCACCCATCTTTTTAAGTCGTCTTGCTGAAATATTCATGTTGTCTCCTTTGCTGTTTTCGGGTCGCTTTGTTGCATCCCCGACCATGTTTAAAGTATAGCATCTTGATATCACATTGCAAGTATTATTTTCATTTATTTTCACTTTTTTAAATATGCTTGAGTAAAGAATTATGTTGACATACATTAAATTATTAAGAGAAGGAGTTTAAAATGACAGATGATCGAAAAAAAGAATTAGCAGAATGTCGGACAAACATAGAGAATAAATACAGGCAGCTATGCGCGGATGAAGCGGAAGCATTTGAACGTGGTGATATTACTTTAGTAATACGCTGTATCGCTGACAAAACTGCGCTAGTTTCCGATTTAACAGGCTTAGCCATTGAATTAATACGAGAATAAGAAAAAAGCCGGATGTATAGTCCGGCTGTGGTGGTGGTTGCTATTTCTCTAGATAACCACCGGTCCCGAGTCTTGCGCTTACTTCCGCTGTATCATTTTATTAGTTGGTTAGTAGTCAATTTCGCCGTTTTCATCAAAACAATATCTTCCTCAGTGTAGCCATTATCCAGCCCGCATTGTTTTCCTTCGTCAGATAACCACCAGTCCCGAGTCTCGCACTTGCACCCGATTTGCAGCCACCTGTCGCCAACAATTATAATCGTGTCTTTGTGGGTTTCCACGCTTGTCAGCCCGGTGCACTCAGAAAACGCATACGCCCCTATGCTGGTAACGCTGTCGGGGATGGTCACGCTTGTCAGCCCGGTGCAGTCAAAAAACGCATGCGTCTTTATGCTGGTAACACTGTCGGGGATGGTAATACTTGTCAGCCCTGTGCAACCCCAAAACGCCCCATCCACTATGCTAGTAACACTGTCGGGGATGGTAATACTTTCCAGCCATGTGCAATTATGAAACGCACACATCCCTATGCTAGTAACGCTGTTGGGGATGGTAATGCTTTTCAGCACTGTGCACCCAAAAAACGCATGCGACCCTATGCTGGTAACGCTGTCGGGGATGGTCACGCTTGTCAGCCATGTGCAACCGGAAAACGCATACATCCCTATGCTGGTAACGCTGTCGGGGATGGTAATACTTTTCAGCCCCCTGCACCCAGAAAACGCATAACGCTCTATGCTAGTAACGCTGTTGGGGATGGTACAATGTCCGTTATTGTCAATTTCGTGTTTTTTGGTTTTTTCGGTGATTGTCATTTTGCTTTCTCCTTTGCTGTTAGTGTTATTGTTCGTTTAAAACCATGTTTTCATAATCGCTGATAAATTCTTCTTCTGTTCTGCCGTTTAGTTTTCCAGTAAAAATATACGCTTGTGCATCAGCATCATATTTAAAAACGCTGTCATACTGATCAAATCTATATGTATCTTTTTTCATGATTTTCCCCTTTGCTGTTTGTGTTTGCGTTTGCGTTCTTAATTATATATAGCATCTTGATATCATATTGCAACTACTTTTTTCATTTATTTTCACTTTTTTAAAAATAAATATTTAGCACTATTTTCGTAAATGTTGAGTAAAGAATTATGTTGACATAAATCACCATCTATGATATGAGAATAAGCAGTATTCCGAAACACTTTAAAAAAACCCTTTTAAACCCCTGCAAACAATGACTAAAACTCCACTGAGTAAACGCAAGCACACAACTCCAATTCATTTCGACTGCGAAGACGGGACCTACATTATTTGCCCTTATTGTCTCGGACACATGCAAGCACAAAAAGACAAAAACAATAATTTGAGGTATTTATGCTCCGATTGTCACATCATGATCATGCACATAAACGCTTGATTTACAACAAATATTATGCTACACAAACAATTAGTACATTAAACACAAAGTAGTCCAAAATGGAATACACTATTCCAAAATGGAATATATCGACAAATCAAAAGGTTAAATAAAAACATGAGCGCGACTGAAGGCGTACGAAAAGATGCGATAAGCCATGGACTAAAACAGTCTATACTTAACGCTGGCGGATATCCTGCCTATTTCATTAAGCTGCTCAAAATCAACCCGGGCAAACATGCAGACTTGGTTGCTAAGTACATACCCCAGGAGATAGAGCATCTCAACGCACCGCCTGCGAACGTGCTGGTCGTCAACATGCCACCTGACAGACGCCTATCAAGGAATATCAAGGGGTTAGACGATAGTATAACAAATGTTATAGATATAACAGACACTTCGGAACGCCACACAATCAACGATCAGGCATCAACCCATGCTCAGCTATGGGCCGGGATGGATGGACGGACAGAATGAATAAGATTTAAGATGCAAGATCATTGTTCGGCACTAACAATGTGTACGCAAAGTAAGTAATTCTTTCTGAGAGAGAGGGGGGGCAGGGGGGGAAGGGGGTGGGTGATTGATATAGATATACCACCCCACAGGATTCACTTTTTTGGCACTTTATCTTTTACATCATTTCACATAAGGGAGGTTAGTTATGGCAAGAACGATCCGGGCAGGTGGCACGAGCGAGTATTCAAGTGTTGTAAAGGCGCGCAAGGAGCAGATGAAGCGTGACATTGAGGCGCAGAACAAGGTTATTGCCAAGAAGAAGGCGATTGGCAAAAAGAAGAGGGGTGGAAAGAAGTGAGTGCGTTATGTTTTGTGGGGGGCAAATGGCGATGAGAGAAGATATTGACACTCGGATATATAATGCTTTTTATAATTATAAGCAAATGTATAAAGGGCATATTCCCAAGAAGCTAATACTCGGTCGCATAGAGATGAACGAGTTAATGAGCCATAATCTGCCAGAATGTTCTCTTGGTTTAAATGTAGAGGAAGCTGATTGCGAGAGCAGGTTAATGGTGGTATGAGACCGTGGAAAGTTGTGTCATTTCACACTGATGATGTGCTGTATAAATGGCACATAGAAAGGTTGAGGGCATCGCTTATTGAATTTGGCATTGATAGCTACATTGAGGAAATACCGCATAGGAGCAGTTGGCTAGACCATGCTAACTATAAGCCGGTATTTATCCTCAAATGCCTAGAGATGTTTGACGAGAACATAGTGTGGCTGGACGCAGATGCGATTGTAAGAGAATATCCTGTATTGTTTGATGATATGGAAGCCGATATTGCCGTTCACTATAAAGGTGGTTCAGAGCTTTTAGGCGGTACAGTTTATGTTGCGAACAATGAAAGCGGTCGTAATGTTGCGGTAGAGTGGGTTAAAGAAATAGAGCGATACGGTTCGCACCAAAACGATCAGCAGACCTTACAGCGTTTGCTTAGCCGAAGCAACTATAAGGTAACTACGCTACCAGCACCATATACGCTTATCTTTGATCTTATGAGCCATTTGGGGCCGCCAGTGATAGAACACTTTCAAGCAAGCCGAAAGGGGAGAAGATAATGAGAGTCGGTGAAATAAAAGACGGTATTTTTTATCCAACACATTCATGGTGGGTTAGTTCTTGTTATAAATATAAAGACAAGGTAAAATCAACGAAGAAGGCAAAAAATACTTAGTGGAAATAAGTTCGTATGGCGAATAATGACTGACCAACCAACATTTGATCTATCAAGTCTGCAAGCGGAGTTCATTCAAAGCACATCTCGCTTCTGTTGTGCTATTACTGGAGTTGGACTTGGTAAGACGTTCATGCTGCTTGTTAAGGCATGGAACCACTGCGAGAACCACAAAGACGCACTAGCCCTTATTATCCGCAAAGAATTTACAGACCTGCAAGATTCTACCATTCGTGACTTTGGTACATATTTCGGCGTTAAGCTGGACGGGAAGAACAACTACACGTTTAGCAATGGCTCGGTTATGATGTTTCGGCATGGTAACGAGAACGACTTAGCTGTGTTAAAGAATGTTAATCTGAGTTTCATCGGAATAGAGCAGGGAGAGGAATATGAGAATAATGTCGTGTTTACATGGGGGCGTGACAGATTAAGGCGGAAAGGAACGCAGACCAACCAGATAACCATGATATGTAACTCCAATGGTATGGATTGGGTCTACGATATGTTTATTAAAAACGCTACATTCACAAAAGATTGGAGTGTTAAAAAGACAGTTCTTGGAAAAATAGTTAGCACAGACGAAGTATATTATTCAAGAGCAGTTAGCGTTATTGATGATAATGGAGACGAGCTTGAACAGAAGTACGAATGTTGGACTGCTAATTCATGGCTAAACGCTGAGAACCTTCCGCGCGAAACGCTACTTGATTGGCAGACACAAGAGGTAGATGCACCAAATCACTTCAGGCGCATGATTCTAAATAAGTTTGATGCTTTCGATGATGTCGATATGGTGTTTACATCTTCCAATATACAGAACGCCCTACACGTTGACTTTATGTATACAAGGGTAAATTACGATGGCTTAATAATGGGCGTTGACGTTGCAAGGGGTGGCGACTTATGCGTTACTGCATTTTTGCGGCAAGTGGGGCCGAACCATTGGGAAGAAGAATATTATGAAAGTTGGCAGGAAAAGGATACAACGGCTTCTGTCGGGAGGATATTAGACCTTAAAGGCAAACACAACCCATCCATTATGGTGGTTGACGGTGATGGACTCGGCGGTCCAATGATAGACCAGATACGCAGTATTGGAATACAGTGCGTTGAATATCGCGGCGGTAAGGTTAAAGATGGATATGACTCGACAAGATACTCCAATAAGACAACACAAGATGCCTTCTTTATGAAGGAACTTATTGAAAGCAATAAACTCAGGGTTCATCAAGATGTTGTCCCTGACATGCAACTTATAAAGTTTACAGAAGGTGCAAACAGGATTAAACAGCTTGTACCAAAGGATAAATTACCACGATCCCCTGACCATTTCGATGCCGTTAAAATGGCGTGTTCCTTAGTAAATGACCCCGCTATTTATATCCAAACTACAAGATCAATGCAACCAAGAAAAGCAAAGCCGATTGAACCGTATAAATTTATTTAAGATATGTGAATTATTTACTTGACAAACAAAAACAGTTGTGATAGGCAAAAGGTTGTGATGCAAAGTAATTATACTTTAGAGCGAATAACCGACCTTGAAGAACTTGCAGTTGCCCTAACTGAACATTATAAGCCAGAACAGACATTAGAACAGTCAAGAGAGATATTATCAAGTAAGTTTATATTTGGTTATAAATGTTGCGTTAAAGATGCTGTCGGTTTTTGCTATATTCTAAAGTCGGATGGTTTTTATATCGTTGATGCTTGCAACGAAGGTGTGAAAATGTTTAGAGCACTGAGCACCGTTAAGACTGTAATTAAGGAAGCATTTGATACATATACCGACAGGGTTATATGCGGTTATAAGGTTGGAGATGTTGAGTCAAAAATCATACGCAGAAGGCTTGGTTTTAAAAAGTTTACAACAATTGGCGACTTAGATTTGTTTTCGCTTGAAAAGGAGTAGGCATGGCAGCAACCACAACCGGAGTTCTTGCAGGGCTAGCTATTGCCAGCACAGTTGGCGGTACAATATATGCGGCTACACAAGCAGAAGAGCCGAAATCTGCGGAAAAATTAAATAAAGAAGCAGAGCTAGATGCTGAAAGAAAGCGTCTTGCAACAGAAAAGGGCAAGGCGACAAAAGGCAAAACAATGTTCTCTGACCCACTTGTCGCTGGCGGCGCACCATTAAAACAAGACCTCGGAGCTTAACGTATGGCAGACATGACAGCAAAAGAACGAGTCGCCAACTATAAGCGATTAAAGTCAGATCGTGAGTCGTGGGACAACGTCATGCAGGCCACTAAGAAGATGTTCTTTGTGGAAGCTGAAAACATTAATCAAGAGCAAGACCCCGGACAAGAGCTAGATTTTAGTCAACTTTATGATTCAACTCCTCTTTTAGTGGCGGATGTTCTGCCCGCTGGCTTCTCGAACTATATGACACCCATAAGCGGTCATTGGCTTGACTTCTTTCACCGTGATTCAAAGATTAACAAGTTAAATGAAGTAAAGAAATGGTACAAGGAAACAGAGGAAGAAGTCTGGTACGCCTACGAGAATAGTAACTTTTACGAGCAAGACCTGTCTTTCAATAAAGAAACTGCTGTATTCGGTACAGCGAACATGATAGTTGAAGATGATATTGAAGATATAGTCCGCTTTACAAATATGACAGTTAAGCACTGTTTTATTACAGAAGATGGTCGCAAGCGTGTTAATGGTTATTATTGTGAGTTTGAGTTCTCAGCACAGCAGGCGGTAGGCAGGTTTGGTTATAACAAAGTTTCAAGGGTAATTAAAGAAGAATATGATTCAAAGCTGTTTACCACTAAAAAACATATGTTTCTATTGTTTATCGGCAAACGATATGATAGGAATCCAAACAAAACAGACAATGCAAGTATGCCGATAATGGCAAATTGGTATGACGTAAAAGAGCAGACACTTGTGTTGGAGTCTGGTTATCCGGTTATGCCAGCCTGTTCTCATCGTTTCTATACCAGAACCACTACGCCATATGGTTATAGCCCTGCTATGAAAGCAATGCTTGACGCTCGGTACTTACAGGTGATGGGTAAAACAGAGCTTGTAGCTGCAATGCAGAAGGTTCAGCCAGCGTATGCCTTCCCACACGATGCGTTTATACAGCCGGTAGATTTCAATCCACTCTCGCTGAATACATATAACAGCAAGAACATGAGCCGTGACCAGATGTTCACGATTGGTGGAGATGGTAATTTGCAGGCGGCAGAATACGCTATTAACAAGCGAGTTGAAAATCTCAGGGAACATATGTTTTATAGCGTGTTCTTAGCATTTAAGAATATCAGCAAGGAGATAACTGCAACAGAAGCGATCAAGATAGCCAACGAGCAAATGACGATGCTCGGCCCTGCGGTTGGTCAAAAGATGAATTGCCTAAAAGCCAATGTTAAAATCGTGGTGCAGAAGTTGTGGAACGTAGGAAGGCTCCCAAAAATCCCCGATGTTATGTACGACAAAGATGGGCAGGTTCCATATGAGGTTAATTTCACAAGTTTTCTAACGGCGGCACAGAAGTCAAATGATATGAGATCTCTACAAAATGCCGTGCAAATGTCAATGCCTTTTATACAGGCTGATCCAACTGCAATCCATAAGATCAATGCGTGGCGTGGACTTGATACTGTATGGCAGTCAACCAATGCAGACCCAACAATTTTGAATGACGACAAAACTGCAATGGAAGCAGTGCAGGCACAGGCGCGGGCACAACAGAAACAAGAGCAGATGTCACTTGATGCTGCAAGTGCATCTACGGCTAAAGACGCTTCTCAGGCGGCTAAAAACTTTGCGGCGGCGCAAGCATGACAGAAGAACGCGAATACACAGAGCAAGAACAAGACCTTTTGAGCATTAAGGGCATGTTTGAACGTCTGTTTGCAAATGAGGGCGGTACTGAAGCTATTGAGTTTTTAAAGCAAGTTACTGGCTATAAGTTCCCGCTACCGCTTAGTACGCTTGCTATTGCAGAAGGCGCAAGGAGAACTGTTTGTTTGATTGACATTTTGGTAGAGCCGAATAATCCAAAGGCGTTTCTCGCATATTGCGCTAAAAGATTGACAGACGATAAGTTTTTACAATAACAAGGGAGGATGGGGATGGTAAAAAAAAAGGTGAGGCTAAAAAAGGACGGAACACCGTGGGGGAGAACTGGTAGGAAAGCACAGAAAAAGCTGGTGATAGTAGAGGCAAAGCCAGTGAGCCGGATTCAGGAGATTATTGATTCAGGGCAAGCCCCCGGAGTGCATATCGCTGAACATCATAAAGCAACGTGGAAACATGGTATGCCTGACCCCGACACGCCACTTGATTGGAGTACAAGAACACAACGTGGAGCTGATTGGGGAAAAGATAGACTAGAAAATCACCGTGGGTACAGAAACCCTGAACTATAAAAACTAAGGGGGATAAATATGGACGAGCAAGTGACGGAATCACAGGAAACAACAAGCGAACAGGTGGCAGACCAGACCGTAGAGACAACCGCGTCTGAGGCAACCACGGAGACAGCACAGCCATCATTCGCTGATAGTTTATCAGAAGCTAATAGGAGTCATGCTTCTGCTGCGAAATTCAAAGATGTTGATAGCCTGTTCAAAAGCTACATTGAAATGGAGGGGATGATCGGCAAGAAAGGTATTATCCTGCCGAACACAGAAGATGAAGCAGATGTAGCTCGTTATAATGCTGAAATGGGAGTACCTGATTCTGCTGATAAATATGAGTTGGACGCTCCTGACCAGTGGGCGCAGGATATGAAGTATGATCAGAGCATAATGAAAAACATTGCTCACGCTGCAAGTCTTACCCCCGCACAGGCAAAAATCGTGGAACAGGGATACTTAGCAGACGCAAAGAACAATGCCATGCAGCAAGCTGCGGCGAGAAAAGAAGCTATCGGCAAAGCAGAGCAGGAAAGTAGGAGCAAGGAAGGCGAGAAGTATGAAGAAAATTCACTTCTTGCTGACCGTACAGCCGACAACTTTTCTGATGGCGATGAAGAATTTGCTAAAGAACTGAAAGAAGCTATGAGGACAACCCCGAAACTAAGGGCGCAGTTTGCTCGGATTGGTTCACAGTTTGCAGAACACCGTATTGGTGACTTTGAAGTAACGCAATATGCGATGAGTTCCGAGTCAGCACAGGCAGAAATGACAGAAATGTTAAGTTCCGATAAGGTAACAAGTCCGTATTGGAGCAATAAAGACCCAGTGGCACATAAGGCCGCTGTGGATAGAATGGATGTATTGGAGAAAATGGTTAGATCTCGGAGATAACTTAAATGCCTTCGTGGAAGCCAGTGGTAAGTAGTACCGCAGACAATCTCGTATAGACCTGCAATCGTGTAGGTTTGTGAGGGTCGGCCCTGTTTCAAGGACAACCAACCGTAACAAACAAAGAAGTATCCGTTGGTTAATATTAATAATCTTTGAAACAGGAGAAACCCAAAATGGCAGACACACAGGGAACTATTCATGGGCAGAAGTTTAGCCGCAATATTATGCCGCTTGCCCAACAGAAGGAATCAAAGCTCTACGATGCAGTCTACAAAGAAGATGTAACCGGAGTAAAGAAGTTTGTGCAAGACCAGATTGGCGTCTGGGCGATGCAACAGGTTAATGGTCGTGCGCCGGCAACACCTGAGAACGATCCGCTGTTTGGTCGCAGGTGGGGCAATGTGTATGATTATCACGATAACCGGATTCTCGGTCGTGAAGATAAGCTGAAAATCTTGTCTGACCCTGCATCTATGATGACCAAAAGTGCGAGTGGTGCTATCGGTCGCCAGATTGACGACACCATTATTGACGCTGCGCTTGGTACTGCGGATTATGGCGAAACTGGTTCCAGTTCAATCGCCCTTCCGTCAGCACAGAAAATCGCTAATGGTTCAACAGGTATGACCGTTGCGAAATTCCTAACAACATCACGCATTTTTGATGATGCAAATGTTGAAATGGATGATCGCTATATGGTTATGCACCCCAAGGGTAAAGAAGATCTTTTGGGCGATGCGAAAGCAACAAGCGCAGATTATGTTAATATCCGCAATCTGGTTGCTGGTAATATTGACACCTTCTACGGGTTCAAGATTATCTATTCAACTCGCTTGCCTGTTGTAACCACAGTAACTTCCGCATTTGCATTTCAGCGGTATGGCTTAATGCTTGGCGAACAGGGCGGTGCATTTGTCCGCACTTCCGAGCGTGATGACAAGTCTTACATGTGGCAGGTTTATTATGCAATCAATCATGGCGCAGTTCGCCTTGAAGATTCTCGCGTAGTTCAGGTTGATTGTTACCGCGCAGCTTAATCCTAATATTTTATAAGGAGAATGAACAATGGCAACTGTTAAAGGAACAAACAAAACTCTCATTGATGCCAAAGGCTCTGGTGGGAATGTAGTCCCTCGCGGTGAATTTGCCGGAACGCTTAAATGCTGTTACGACACCTACACTTTTACCGCAGATGCTTCAGGTGAAGTTGTTGAAGTAGCAACACCGCCTAAAGGTTCAAAGATTATGGGCGTTCAGCTTACGTTCGCTAATCTCGGAACTGGTTGCACTCTGGCTGTTGGCGATATAAATACCACGGCACTCTATATCGCTGCAACTTCGGCTGCTGCCGCTGGTAGTACCCAAATCAACACTGTTGACGGTATCGGTTATGTAATCGGTACAACGCCTGGTGATGACGAGATTCTTGTTACTGTCGCTGGTTCCGCTGTTGACGGTATAATTGAAACTCTCATTTACTATGTATAATTAACTCAGGTTGGGTTCGCCCAACCACATCGGGTGGGGTAAGTGCCGTCCTCTCGCCTACCTCACCCACCCTTTTTAAATATGGCAACTACTATACTGAATGACATAACGATTGAAACTCCGCCCGCAGAATATAACGGTGCATTTCATTCTGACATGATTATACTCGGCGGCGGTAAGACCGTTTGGGAAGATTACTTTACGGCAAGAGAGCTTATGCCAAAAGCCGAAATTATGTGCGTGAATGATATCGGCACACAGTTTAAGGCTGAACAAATACATCACATGGTTAGCCTTCACTTAGGTTTCTTCCCTGCAACAAAACTTCTCCGCAGAGAAAAGAGTATGCTTGAAAAGTATGTAAACCATTGCTCTATTGACGGGGCTGGTGTTGATGTCGTATGGCGTATGCAGAATGTTGGCGGTACAGGTGGACTATTTGCAACCAAGATAGCAATGGCAATGGGGTCAAAGCATATCATTATATGTGGAATACCGATGGACAATACTGGACATTATTTTGATCCGCCTGATGCCGTGAAGAACCATACGACCAAATTCTCAGAGAACCACTGCAATATGAAACCGTGGATTGATATGAAGAAAAGCGGGATAGCTATGGACAGGGTGCGCTCAATGGGTGGGCATACCGCAGGGATATTCGGTAAACCTACAAAAGAGTGGGTACAGACATGATTACAACAAGCGTAAACATTTGCAATAGAGCGTTGAGAAAAGTCGGGGCAATTAAGATAACAGACCTTTCAAGCACAACTGACCAAAACGCTATCATAATGAATGACTTGTACGATGATTCGCTCCGTGTGGTGCTTTGTGAGGCAAACTGGATGTTCGCTACCAAAAGGGCAGAACTATCGCTTACAGCCGATGATACGAGCGTTATATGGACAAAAAACAACCTTGTGTATGCCTACAATGTACCATCTGACTTCCTAAGACTAGTTGGGTGGTCTGAATCGCATGAGTGGGTTAGGCAAGAAGGCGATTACTTCTTAAGCAATTCCGATGGCGGTATTACTAAAGTGTCAGTAAACGAGAATACAACGGCTACTCCTGCGTGGGAAACTGCAACCGCATATGTTCCCGGAGATTATATATTAAATGATGATTATGTGTATTACTGCAAGGCAAGCCATTCTTCAAGTGAGAGTGATGAGCCGGGAACTGGGACAAGCTATGCAACATATTGGACTGTCATGCGGGAGGAATCAACGGGCGTATGGACACTGAGTATTGACAAAAAACTTGGTCTTATCTATGTTTATTACAACACTACGATAGCAGAATACCCGCCTTATTTCTTAGAAGCCTTCGTTGACAAGTTAGCGTTAGACGCTTCTTACATGCTTTCACAAAGTAGCAGAAAAACTGAATATTTGGAAACAAGGTACGAAGCGACTTTAAGTGACGCTAAATCCAAAAACTCACAAGGACAATCGCCAGCTTCGGCAAGGGCAGACGCTTGGCTTAACGCTAGGCATAGTGGCGCAAATTCTTGGGATAACGTGGGGATAAATTACCGATGAGACAAACCATCCCGTTTACTTCTTGGGGGAAGGGCGAATTGTCCCCATATGTTCGAGGTCGCGTTGACACGCTTCATTACTACTCGTCTGCTAAATCATTGCAGAACATGATTGTACGACCATATGGTAATCCAGTTCGTAGACCGGGAACGAAATATGTCGGTGCTGTAAAGGATTCGACAGAAGATGTGCGTCTTATTGAGTTCGTATTCAACACGGCAACGTCTTACATTATAGAAATGGGGAACCTTTATCTAAGGTTTTATAAGGATAATGAGCTTGTTACGTTAGACTTGGACGCCATAGCGGCATGGCAGACCGCAACGGCGTATAGTGTGGATGATTTAGTAAAAATAGTCGATGGAGCAAGTGTAAAGTATTATCTTTGTACTGTAGAACACACTTCAGCCGCCACAATAAGTGGTGGGACTTATGATGCTTGGGAAACGGACACGGATTATACCAATACAGGTTCTTGGTGGCAGGTAGAAACTGCCGACCAAGTTAGCCATAATGGGAAAAATTACACCTGTAAAGATACTCATACGTCAGAAGCGAAATATGAGCCGGGGGTTGGATCACGCTGGACACAAGCATGGCGTGTTTTGGGATCTTATGAGGAAAACGATAGTTGGCAGGAATTTATCTCTGCTGAAGATCAAACTGGGTTATGGACTGTTGAAATCCCGACTTCATACACTGAGGCTCAGATTTGGGATGTTGATTACGCACAAAAAAATGATGTAATTAAATTTACACACCAAGCACATGATATTACCGAGTTAAGGCGGTATACTGATACGATATGGACATTTATACCAGCGGGGATTATTGACGGGCCTCCGTGGGGCGCTAAAAACAGTGATTGGAAAAAAAGAGTCGCTCCAAGCGTCTATGCTATTGGCACAACTGGCAACTTAGTAGCAAACCATGATTGTTTTACCGCTGATTCGGCTGGAAGGTTTATGTCGGTTGGTGGTTTTCATACAGATGGTGGTAGTGGCGGTCAGGGATATGTACGCATAATATCTTATACAAATAGTACCACAGTTGCTATTGAGGTTATGGCTCCGATTAGCACAGGGGATGATGCAACGTCAAACTGGGCGTGGAACGCATTTTATGAAGACAATTATCCTGCTAATGTAACATACCACGAGGGGAGACTTGTTCTTGCCAGCACACCAAAAAGCCCACAACAAGTGTATTTTTCTCGATCGTTTATATATAATTCTTTTAATACTGGCGATACTGCCGCGTTTGGTTTTAGCTTAGAACTTAACACCGAACAAGCAAATAAAATAAGTTGGCTGTCAAGCGGTCAGTCTTTGAGTGTGGGTACGTTTGGTGGAGAATTTATATCAAGTTCTCCCCGTGACGGTTCTTTAAGCGGGCTAACTATTAATTCAAAGAGGCAATCTTCGTGGGGGTCTACGTTCATAAAACCAAGTAGCATGGGAAACAGGGGATACTTTGTGCAACGGGGGCTACGGAAACTTCGTGAAATGTTCTACGTTTTTGCGAACAATAACTATGACGCATCAGATATGACCGAGTATTCTGAGCACATAACGCTCTCTGGCATTAAAGAAATTAGTTATCAGCGGAACCAAGACTCGCTTCTCTGGTCTGTGCTTATAAATGGCTCGATGGCTGTTCTAACACGCGCTCCTGCAGATGATGTAATGGCGTGGACTCCGTGGAGTACCACTAACGGTAGTGTAAAATCTATTCGTTTCACGCCAAATCCCGATGGGCTAACAGATCGCGGCACAATGATAGTTGAACGCACTATCGGCGGGGAGACTGTTAAATATATTGAGTCATTCGACAATCATGTTTTGGAAAACGATACATTGCAAGAAGATTTGTACTACGTTGACTGTGGCGTTGAATATACGCAGGCGAGTGCAGCCGACACTGATTTTACCGGACTCTCGCACCTTGAGGGGCAGACCGTTGCTATCTTCGTTGATGGTATTTATCAAGGGACAGATACTGTTGAAGATGGAGAGGTTACAAACACATCGGGGGCGTGGCTTAAAGCTTGTGTTGGATTGCCGTATACATCAACAGTACAGATAAATCCTATTAACACCCAAACACCATCCCCGGCAAAAGGCAAGATAAGGCGTATCCATTCGGTAGCCCTTGACGTTTATAAGTCGCTTGGCATGGAGTATAGTAGTGACGGAACAAACTGGTTCCCCGTTAGCGTACCGGAGGGGACAGCAACAGATGAACTCTTTACTGGCATAATCCCAAACTTGACATTTGAGGGTATACTGGATTACACTGGATATATATATCTACGACAGACTAAACCGTATCCCATGAACTTGCTTGGCATTTATGCCAGTGTTCTCATAGCGGAGGATAAATAATATGTCGTTAATGGCTACGATTAGTGCTGAAACCAATAATTTACTAGGTGCTTATACAGAGTACCAAATGCTTGGCAGGGCAAATAAGGCGCTTGAAACAGAAGCGGATTTACAGAACCAAGCAACGGCAAAAGCAAACAGGATGGCAGTTGGTGAGTATATCGCAGACCTCGGTGCGTCAGGAGTTGAATTGACACTTGATCAAATTAGCGAGAGGAACAAACAGGCTGCTCTTGATATTGCCGTAGCGAATGACTATAAAAAAAGGCAACAGGGAGAGAATAAAGCGGCTCAAACGATGGTAGTCACAAGCGCTGTATCGAACCTTTTAGTGGCAGGTCTTGCTAGTGGGAAAGAGGCAGGGGCTGCTAGTGGGAAAGAGGCAGGGGCTGCTAGTGGGAAAGAAAAAAAACAGGAAGTAAAAAAAGTACAAAAATATGATGTGCGTTTGCCTAGCAGTATCCCAATGTTGGGAGAAAAGAAGAGAATAGATTACGGGGTTGGGCTGAGATAATGGCAAAACTTCAACCATATATCGGTGGTCAGAATTATCGCACTGTTCGTCAACACGACACAACGCAAGTGCTAGATAGACTCACAGGTCAGTTGCAGGCGTGGGACAAGCAGCAGCAAGAGCAAGAAGCGTTTGATGAAAAGATTAAGAACATAGATATGCAGAACAAAACAAATTCTGCTATTGTTAATTACAAGTCAGACTTAAAAATCTTAAACGATTCGTTTGACCCAAACTCCCAAACACCACAAGACCACAAAGAAAAAACAGAAGAACTACGCCAAAGTTACAGAGAAAATGCGCCGTTTCAAGGTGATTTCGATGATAAGGCTTTACTTTCTACAACTAATGGGGCAATCAAGGTAAAGGCTAGCCACGAGAAGCATGTCTTAGATCAAAGAAACGCAGGTAGGATACAAGAATATGTTGGTATAGCAGAAGAAGATTCACGGCTTCGAGTCCAACGTGCCACAGAAATTGCTAATAGAGCGTTCAGTGATAATATAATAACTGTGGACAAAAGACACTTGGAACTTCAGGGCGCATACATGAAGATGATCACACATGATGCTACTTATGGTGATCTTGACGACACAATCAAAAGACTCGGCAATCCAAAAGATTCTAAGTATGGTGATCTTGATGCGGAAACAAGAAAAGACGGACTTGCGTTTGCGTTATCAGTACGAGACCACAGAAAGAAGGCATTTGAAATTATCAATGGCGTTGCTGCTTTTAACGCAAGTAAGGAAATTGGGAAAATCATAACAAAAGAAGGTGCAACACCAGAAGAAATCCACTACGCTCTAGCTGCTCTACCACTTAAGGACGCTGAAATTAAAAAATCGCAGAAAGATTATCAGAACTCAAGGGTTAGCCTCCGTACAAACAATACTACTTATAGAACAATGAACGGTAAAGTTCAAACGCTTCTTGGAAAGTATGGGACTACCGATGCGGAAGAAAGGGTTGTAACCAACGAGAAAACAGCAAAGAGATTCTTGCAAGAAGTTAAGGGAGTACAAGATGAGTTGTTAAAGAAGCATCTTGACGGTGAGTTGAATTACGGTTCATATGTGAAACTCGTTGACCAACTTGAACCTGTTGTCGCTCAACGCATAGACGAAGCGAGGGGCGAGATCCAAGATAATACTGAGTGGTTTAGATTCGGAGATAAAGATGTTGAAAAAGTATTTGAGGAATCTGCTTTTGGGGGCGCACAGGAAAGAATAAGCGATGCTTTTATGAACTACCATAATTCGCTTTCTAGGCTTGATAGTGGCGACAAAGAGGCCAGGACACAATACAAAGAAGATTATGGAAAAGAGTGGGAAAACAACAGTGCTGGACGTAAAAATGTTGTGAAACAAATTGTGAAAGAAGAAAACTTTCGTGATATTAATTCAGCATATAAACTTTTTTCAACATATGGCGGCCGTGATAACGCTGCACCGCTTGATGCAAGGGTATCACAGCTAAAAGAAGTACCGGTTGATGGCGTTATATACATAGAGACTGCTGATGGCGGTCTAGAATTGAAGCCGTGATAACAAAACGAGTCAACGGTCAGAGAGAAGAAATACCTGCAAGTTTTACAGCAGAAGAATATACTGCTATGAAAAAGGCTCGGATGCCAAAAAGTTTTACAGCAGAAGAATATCAGTCATTACAGAGTGGAGAAAACCAAAATTTTCGGTTAGATAATCCCTCGCCACAGCCAGAACCGGAGCAAAAAAAACTAACAGCAGAAAACGCATGGGACGCTGCAAACGATGGTGTGAAGCAGAACACCCTAATGCTCTTGTATAACAAGCAGGCAGATCGCAACACCACCCCACAGGAAGAACAGTGGATTGTTGAAATTGAAGCAAGCCGTGGTAGTCAACATGGTTTCTGGCTTGGCAATATCGAAACAGCGGGTCAAATGGGGTCTCTTGTTGCTAGATCAGCGGAGCAGTCGGTGAAAGCTGGCACTGTTGGAGCTACCGTGGGAGGTACGCTTGGCCTGATCGGTGGCCCCGGCGCACCAGCGACAGTCCCGGCAGGGATGGTTGCTGGAGGTGTTGGAACTTTCGCAGCAAGTTTCCCTATTTTTATGGCCAAGAATATATATGATGTAAGCCGTGGAGAGGCGTGGAGCGAACTAAGCCTATACAACAAGGAGAACAACCTTAACCTTACTTACGAGCAAATGAACGCTGCTGCTGGTGTTGTAGGGCTTGGTGTGGCCGCACTTGACATTTGGAGTATGGGGAATGTTACTAAACTATTTACTCCTGTTGGTGGGCAATTTGCAAAGAAATGGCTCATAGCATCTGCCGCAAGAACCATGAAGAACCCAAGCACAATAAAGGGGATTCTTGCTGGTGGAAAAAATGCTGCTATTGCATGGATTGGCGAGGCTGTTACCGAAGGCATGCAAAAAGGCATTGTGGAGCTTGGCCTTGAAGGTATGCGGATGTGGAACGAGGCTGATTTTGCTGAAATTGCCGCAGGCATTGGTTCAAGCATTGCGACAGGAGCAGGGGGTGGTTCGCCACCAGCGGATATCCCAGCAGAATTAAATGTTGACTTCCCGACAACAGAGCGAATGATTGAGATTTGGGATAAGGTGGTTGAAGAAGGTGTAATGGCTGGCAAGAACATGGTTCTTGTTTCTAGTGTTGGCGGCAGTGTCAACATAGGTTCAAAAATACAGGAGGCCGTTAAGGGCAAGAAACTGGTTAAAGACGCTGAATTGCGATTTGCTGAAAACGGTGCTACGCCACAACAGATTGCAGAGATTCGCAAGTCTGTCCCATCGGAAGCGATTGCCCAATACGAAGAACAACAGCAGCGCAAAGAACAGGCAATATTTAAAAACGCAATGAATAAAATTGATACACTGGAAAACTTAACGCAAGAAGAACAACAGTCTATTGGAAAACACTTTGGCAAAGATGCAAGAGCCGTAGCACAAGGTCAGCGCATGGAACTTGTTCGTGAAGAACGAGATGCTATTAGGGGGCTTGAAGAAAAGATTAATTATTCAGATGACCAGATCACAGATATTCAGGATTCTAATAAAGAGGCAGATCAAGCCGATGTGGTCGCAAAACACAAAGAACAAATAGTGCAAGTGCAAGAACAAATGAAGGCACGGCAGGCAAACATAGAGCGCATATCGGGGATAACAAGAGCCGTACAGCAAGCGAAGGACAAAACAACCACACTAGAAAATCGAGCTGGCTATTATGATTCTATGGCTAACGAGCTTGAAGCATATGAACTTGGTGATAGCAAAGAAGCTGAGGGCTTTCGCAAGCAAGCTGATTTTGCCAGAGAAGATGTTATAACAGTTCAAAAAGAGTTGCGTAAGCAGAAGATGATGTTGCTCCCAAAAGACTCTCAACAAGCAAAAGATGTTGAGAATATGAAGAACACACTGCGGAGTCGCAAGCTACCAAAGCCGATACGGAAAGCCTTGCAAGCAGCATATGTGAACACAACTGCAAATGTGTGGTCTGCAATGAACTCAATGTTTGGCCCGAAGGTTGCTGATGAGTTTAACTTCGAGATGGAGGAATCGTCTCGCAACGATGCTGTGGATAAGGTGGTTGAGCGAGCAGAGCAAGAAGGTGCTAGGATATTAAAAACCAAGAATTTCAATGCTACTGCTATTGAAATGAATAACGATAGGCGCAAATTAACTGGCCCTCAAGGAACGGTTGAAGTTTCAACTTGGGATATAATGGATTTGTGGACTCTCAATAAAAACGAGAACTCGCATATGCTATTAGCAGAGGCATATGATATGTATCAGCTTCAGCCATTGTTTGACTCCCTCACTGATGAGCAGAAGGCTTTTGCTGATTATCTTCAGGCGCAGGTGCAACCATACTTTGATGTTTTCAACGAGTGGAGTATTGAAACTCAGGGCGTTGAGATCCCCAATATCCCCTTTTATTGGCCGAGAAAATCTATAAAAATTGACGGTATAAATACTAACGATATTTTTGATCATATAAAAACTGTTGGTGAACAGCCCGGCCCAACAAAACATAGAGCTAATAGCGGTGTAACCCCCCTGCCTCAGAACATGTGGGCGAGCTTTCAGCAACATATTGTAGAGGGTGAGCATGTTAGGCACGTTAGCCCTAAGTATGAGCGTGTTAAGAGGGCGCTTAGCGACACTCAGATGAAGTCAATTATAGAGAACAAGTTTGGCAAGAAGGTCTATGGTAGCACTCAAGCGCTAGTTGACGAAATGGCGTTGAATAAAATACCAGAACACATGGACGTTATTTCAACTGGCTATGGAAAGCTAATAAATAATTGGGCGGTTGCCAAAATTGCACTAAGCCCAACAACATTTATGCGTCAGCTTGGCTCTGTAACAAATTATGCAGAGGTCATGCCAGCAGGGGAGTGGGCAACAGGATTCTTCGGTGGTCTTGCGACTCCAAAGCAAACATTTGACTTTATGTGGAATAACTCAGAGTACATCCGCAGACGTTATGGCCGTGGTTATAATGAAGCATTAGCTAATGCTCTTGAAGATGCGAAAAAGTTTGGTGATAAGAAAATCAAATTGATGAAGTTCCTAACTTCTTTTGGTCGCACAGGCGATATTGGTGCAATCATTTATGGTGGTGCGCCATATGTTCAGAACCAAATAACAGAATATAAACAGAAAAATCCTAATGCTACCGAGCAAGAAGCAACAAATTATGCTTTCGCACAACTTAAAAAACAGACGATCCGATCACAGCAATCAGGATTAAGCTCCAGTCTATCCGTATTACAGAACTCAAATAATGTGTTTTTTAGAGCGACAATGCGGTTTAAGAACACCCCCAATCAGTACGTCCGCAAAATGGTAGACGCACAAATCGCTATCATCAATGGCGATATAACTAAAAAGCAATATGTAAAGACAATGGCTGTCTATGGTATTATACAGCCATACCTCTATGTGACGCTTGGAGAAATAATAACAGCACCGTTAAGGGCGATAGGTGGTGATGACCCTGATGAGCTTATGGCAACATATATAGAACGTGTTTTTGCAAAAATAGCTACATCGCCAACAGCAGGTATCCCAGTTTTTGGAGAACTTATTGAAAATGTTGTAATGGCTATCGTAGCGCAAGATAAAAGGAGGGCATACCACCCCGTTCAAATTCCCGTTCTCGATGGTTTTTTACACGCAATACAAATGCTTACAAAAAACGAAATCTCAGCGCTTGACTGGATGGAAATAATCGCTGAAATTCAAGAACCAATTGTACCAATACCTACGGGGCAAATTGCAAGATACATTGACTATGTAACTGAAGATTAACAAAAGGAGAGTACCATGAAAAAGATTTTAGTAGCAACGATTATGGCAGTATTGTTAATGTGTGGGAACGCTTTGTGCGCAACGGTTGACCTGACTGGAACGTGTGAGTGGGTGGACGCTAATAAGCGCATACAGAAGTGCGCGTATACCTCTACTACGAGCGTTACCACTGGCGTGTCGCAGGTGTTCGACCTTACCATACCGAGTGTGTTTGGAAACATTATCGGTGTCGGTATTCAATCTTTAAGCACAGACCTTGATTGGTATGTGTCAGAAAGTGAAGATGCTACTGCCACGGAAATAGAAACCCTTATCTATGTGACCGAAACCAATCTTGGCGACAGCTTTTCGTTTAGCGGCCTGAGCGCCCCTATATTTTTTAGAAATAAGGACACTATTGAAATTCCCCATCTTTATTTAACCGTTGATAATGACAGCGCCATAGATATGACGGCAGTATACTTTTACTTAATTTTTGGCGATAATGTCAACTAAGGAGACAGCATGAAATATTTTATCCCGATTATTGTGTTCTTGTGTGTCGCACTTAACGCACAGGCTGGAATAGAAAAGCCATCCCCTGCTGGGCACGGCACATACGCTGAGCTTACCGAGCCGAACACGTTCACCGAGCCGCAGACGTTTGAAGGCGGTATTGTTGCACCGAGCTATACCGTTGTTGACCCAGCGAATTTGGCTGGTTTCATCGGTCTACCCATTCGTTACGATGTACCACCCCGTGCTTTCGGTGACGCCCTGCTTGGCTATGCCGGAGTTATTGGCTGGTATAATGTCGTTGATGACACCACAGGCATGTTTTATTATACCCCTTCGACCGCTACAAAATGGGCGATTACCACCACTGCGGGGACTGAGGTAATGACGGTCCCTATAGACTTGTATTTTCGGGATTCCGACGCTTGTGCAGATTACAAATCCGCCGCTTGCAATGATGATGAATGGGGGACAAATTGGGATTATAATGGAGGCCTAGGTCAAGTCTTTTCGGTTGAGCCAAGCGCAGCAGGGGATAATATTTTAAAAATAACAAATCCTTCCGCTCTTGGAATTAACTCTTTCATCAAAACGATTACTCCTGATATTACAGACACAACCGAAAATCGGGTCGAGAGCTGGGTGAAGTTCGGGAGTACATCAAAGTATGCCACGGCAGGATATGTCGGTGGACAACCCCTGCACTGCGTCGGCTTCACATCAGAAGCAATAGCAGGTCGCCCGGTAGATGATTGTATCGGAGTGTGTGCCACCTACTATCCATCCGATGCAGCGGTTGGTTTAAGAGGCACATATAAGGGGATTGCGGTTGTAGCCGGTTCTGACGAAACTGCAAGAGTCTATGAATCAGATGAGGAGAGTATCGATCTGACTGAGAAAAACTTTGTTCAGGCTGTAATGACGGGTACAGATTTTTCAGTGTATATTAATGGTACGAAAATTGCTGACCAAACCACAGTTGCAAACTATCTTTACACAGGGGTTTTTAGTGCAGGGACACTGGCGATACAATCAAGAGCCGACTGGTTAGACGCTACTTTTTCAGCCGGCCAATTTTCCTTTTTCCAAACATACGGGCAAATGGCAGGCACTGCCATAGAAATTGAGTTCACAACTTTAATGTATTTAGAGAAGATTGCAGAATGAATAAATTTCTAATATTGTTTTTCTTTCTTCTTTGCCCGGCTATTTTGCATGCTGGATTTTGTGATGATTTTGTAGCGGATTACAACGGCAAGATATGTCAAGAATTTGAAACTGCGGCTACTTTAACAGGGGACTTGACCACCCATGATCGAGGTGAAGAATGGGGCTCAAGCAATTGCTCTCACACTGTAGCAGAAACAGGCTCGGATTATAAAGGCGATATACTCAATGGCGGGTATCTTTACCTGTCTGCAACAGCCAGCCCGGTGTTTGGCTGTGGACTGTATTCCTCTAATACCGAGCTAACAGGTGGTACAACATGGTTTCACGTTGGACTTTTCCCTGATGCTGCACCGCTTGAGGCAAGTACGGGTGAAATACAAATAATCCTCAAAACTCTCTCTACCAGAAACTTAGGCGGCATACGGCTCAGGAAATATCCCAATAACGTTAGTCCCACTGTGTATAAACTAGAAGTAAGTCGGAATTTCACAGGCTTTGAAGATTACATATCTTCAACTGAAACTTTTGATCTTGAAAAGTCATATAGTCTGTACGGGAAATACACAGCAAGAACAGAAAGCGATAACGCAACTCTGTCAGTCTGGATTTCTGAATTTAAAACAGGGCCTTTTGGCGGAACTATTATTAGTCCAACAGAGAAAATTTTTGATGCAGTTGAGGTTGGGATAGGTGACGCCCCCGAGGGAACAAAGTTGATGAATATTGCACTGGATGCAATCATGGAGTCATCTAACGCTTTTGATAGTTTTTATCTGGGCGGAATTAACTTTTTTGAGAAGCCGTGGGACACGCCATTTTCTGCAAGCGTAATTAAAACAAAAAGACCGTGGACGGTACTGCCAACAATGAAAGGAAACGGGGCAGTTTTAAAATGACCTGTTCTCTATGCACATACGCGATTGAAGATGTTATCCGCAATGCCGCAATGCCGCTTTCGGGGCTGTCCAGTCGCTTGCTTAAACTTGTTCGCAAAGCGACTTCGTCAAAATTAGAGCATGACGATGTCGTTGAAATGATAACGCTTGCAGAGTCAATCCAGTTTTCAGCGCAAAGATTAGATGTTAAGTTGGGGCGCATCACCGGCATGGGGTTGAATGAGTTTGCCAGGAGGTATTACCAATGACACTCAGGCAGAAACAATCAAAGTTTGTTCTTATGGTTGCGCGGCTTATTGATTTTGCTGATTCTCACGGTTATGAATTAACGTTTGGTGACGCATACGCAACCACTGGACACATGGAAAACAGCTTGCACGGTAAACGGCTTGCGATAGATTTAAATCTATTCCAAGACGGTGTTTTTTTAACAACAACAGAAGCACACTTACCGCTTGGCGAATACTGGGAGTCAATCGGTGGTTCGTGGGGCGGTAGGTTTAACGATGGAAATCATTACTCGCTGGAACACAACGGCGCACGCTGACACTTGAGGGAGCTGAACATGGAAATGCTTGTATCTGAACATGTGCTGAGAGATATAATTAAATCTGAACTTGCGGCAAGTAATCATATATGTCGGTTTCCTGTTACAGATGAGCAGGCAAAACAAATTGGCTCAATAATCGATGAGCTTTCATCCAATACGAACGGTAGTGTAAGTGCAGTTTTCAGGGAAATGGAAGCCAACCATATCTGGCTTACCAAACAGCGCAACCGCGGCGAAAAACTTTCAATGGTTTTTTTTGTTACTATATTTACGGGCTTTATTGGGGGTGTCGGTACTGCCTGTTGGCTGGGGCTAAAAAAAATGTTGCAGGAGTAAACCAATGATAATAAAAAAGATTATTAAAGGCAGTAAACGCATCACGGCAGGGCTTTTGTTTATCGGAATAGGTGCTGCCCCTTTTGTTGTGCCGCTTGTAGCACCTGAATACACTGCCATTGTTCCCGAAGCACAGGCAATTGCAGGGGTTGTCGGTGCTACCCTTGTCGGAAACTCAAAATGGAACGCTATGAAAGCAGGCAAAAAAAACAATGACTGAAAAAGACAAGCCTTTAAGTGTCTATTATAAAGCCGGTTAGAAATATCAGCGTGGTATGTTTGGAAAGCGGTAAGAAGTTTCGGAAGTCTTGCAAATAAGAAACGGGTAATTTTATCAGCACCGTAATTTGCTGTATGCGTTGGCTGCGGGATTGGATGAAAGCAACCGGATAGTTGGTGTTGTCAGAGCGGTAGACATGGAAACGCCGCGCCCCCTAAGTCGTGCCAACGATACAGCTTCAATTTGCTGCGCTGGCTGAGTGTCCTCACCCTATTTTGGCGACACAGCAAGCAGCAGACCGCTCGGAGATGTTACCCCCTTTGTCTCCGGGCGGTTCCCCTTTTTTAACCCTATATCTTTAGGAGTCCCTATGACAGCAGGCGAGTTGACCGTATTTCTTGAAGCAAATCAGAACATCGAATGGTTAGACGACTTTAACAATCAGCAGATATTATTTAGAAATACCAATTTAGCCTGGTACCAGAACAACGAACAGCGGTCAACGGGCGTGGAATACCGGAAACTTAACGAAATGAATACAGACGCACTTCTAAAAGCAATCAACAAAAGCCTTGAAGTCGAGAATATTACCCGCATTACCGGCTATTTCACAAAGGTTTCATCGTGGAATCCCGGCAAAAAAGCCGAGCTGAAAGATAGAAATCGCATGAACCTGTCCGGCTCAGTTCAAAGTATGCACATTCCGCACCTGAAAGATGCCGTTGCATAGCCCCTGAACGAGCGCCTATGGGGGTAGGTTCAACGATCAGTGGTTTGTGGTATGTCGGGCAGTCCGGCAGGGATATTAAGGCCTGGGACATCATTCCCCCTCGCATAAATCAGGATATTGTCCACACACTATTCCGTAGCACGTCCACCTGCCGGCATAACCATTGTCAAACGCCCATCGTGCGGCGGCTTCTTGATGATCTCTGTTCTGCCATTGCCACTCATCATGCCCTGAATACTTCTTAAAATCTTCAAATGTTTCCTCCTGAAATTGCCAAGCACCGTAGCTGTCTCCATTATCGCCCCAAACGCCTTCATGCCGGAACCGTGATTCACATTCCTTGATTCTCAGCAACTTGGCTTCATTTCGGTAATAATCCCTTGCGCCTTCAAGCTGTAAAATGTAAGCGTCTCGTGGCATGGGTGCCGGTTGCGGTTGTGCTACTGGTTTTGAGAATATTATTAAGACCCCAACCCCAATTACAACTGTAAGAATTTGCAATAATAAAGATTCACGGTTTTTCATGGCTACTCCTTTATCGCTCGATAAGTTTCAATATCTTCCTCAGTGTAGCCATTATCCAGCCCCAATTGTTTTCCCTCGTCAGATAACCACCAGTCCCGAGTCTCGCACTTGCACCCGATTTGTAGCCACCTGTCGTCAACAATTATAATCGTGTGTTTATGGGTTTCCATGCTTTTCAGCCCTGTGCAATCGGAAAACGCATACGCCCCTATGCTGGTAACGCTGTCGGGGATGGTAATACTTTTCAGCCCTGTGCAACCCCAAAACGAATACATCCCTATGCTGGTAACACTGTCGGGGATGGTAATACTTTTCAGCCCCATGCAATAGGAAAACGCACAAGGCTCTATGCTGGTAACGCTGCCGGGGATGGTAATACTTTTCAGCCATGTGCAACCCCAAAACGCACACATCCCTATGCTGGTAACACTGTCGGGGATGGTAATACTTTTCAGCCATGTGCAACCAGAAAACGCATGCGACCCTATGCTGGTAACGCTGCCGGGGATATTACAATGTCCGTTATTGTCAATTTCGTATTTCATGTTTATCCTTTCGTTAGAGGACAGTTATCGGCGGTGCAGTCAAAAGATATTGGTGCGTTAGAGCATCTATAGTTTGGCTCTGATGGTAAAAAGAAGCGCATGTCGCACCGATATTTAAACACCTCAAACGGCACACTGTTTTTAAGCTCCCCCCGTTGTTTTTTTAGCTCGCCCCTGTAACTTTTTCTTATTGTGTGCAATCGATCAACCTCGATCTTGAGAAATTCATAACTCCTTTTGAGGTGATATAGTTCAGCCCCCGCAGTTCTGGCACACGCTTCCATCGTTGCAGCGTGGTCTTGTGCGGCTTTCAGTTCGGCTTCGAGGGCGGCGATGCGCTTGCCTTGTTTTAAAAGTATTTCAGTTGCTCCCATAATCACTCCTCGCTTTCTGAAATTATCTCATTATCGTTCGGGTCACGTTCAAAAGATGGTACTGCAATGCTGGCAAGCCGTGCCTGCAAAATCTCATATTCCTTTTTTAGTCTCGTGTAAGATGCTTTATGCCCTCCGATTTCCCTGTTGTGCGACTCCGCTGCCTTTTCAAGCTCGGCAATTCTAATGTTTTTCCGGTTTAGAAATCTTAAAATAACGTTCATGCTTTTTCTCCCTTTTTCAAAATGATATATTCCTTGATACCCCGCAAATAAGCCGAACTGGCGGTGTTTTTTATCGATCTAGCAATATCAGTTAATAACATTCTACACGGTAAGCATATTTCGACACCCTCGGAACCGCACACATACAGAGATAAGTGTGTTGTTTCGTCAGTTTTTGATCCACATAGAGTACACATATTCATGGCTTCCCTCCAATCTCGTCTCGTGTGAAAACCTTTAAGCCTGCTTTCTTTTTCAGCTTAGTCATTGTGCGGAAATACAGGCGTGTCCACTTTGCACACCAAATCTGATATGCCGTTTCATCGCCTTCCGGTTGTGCGCCCATTGCCTTATCGGTTTCTTTAACCGCAAAAGGAATGAGCCGGTCACATGCCGCCGTGTGTACTTTGTCGATTACTGCAATCATGTTTTTCCCCTTTCAAAAAACACCCCCTGCGCCCGTAAATTGCGCTTCCGGCTTATTCCGAAAACGCCGCAGGGGGCATAAGTGGTTTATACTTCCCTGCGGATTGTAGCCGACCGTTTTTCCTTGAACATCACGCCGTGGTGCTTGCCTGTTAGCAGGTTATTTTGTGCATGTGATTTCAATGGGGCGATTTTAAACGCCACTGAGTTTACCGGCAAAACCCCATCGGCTATCGCCTTGCAAGCGGCCTTAATATCCTCGGCAGTTTCGGGCAGGATAACTTCAAGATCAAAGCGCTCGCTCATGTTCCCGTTTCCGACATTTACTTTCTTTTCACCGGTAGGCGCAATCACAACGGGCGCAGGGGCCACCGCTTCGGCTTCGTCAATGTACTGTTGTGCTGTTTCAACGTCCCCAATGTCAAGGGCTTTTTCTGCTTCAGCTTCGATACGATCACGCTCAATCTTTGCTGCGGCTTCTGCGGCTTCTCTTGCCTTTGTTTCTGCTTCTTTCTTTATGCGGGCTTGCTCAACAAGATAGTCGCTTATCTTGACATTTATTTTCAGCTTCAAAGCCTTTACAGGATTAACAGAATCGTTCTCCAGTTTCTTTGCTTCTTTGTGCGCCTGGTGCGCCGCTGAAACAATCGGTGCCATTTTGCCCTGTACAAACCTGATATGCTCATTGATTTCCGATAGCATTGTTCCTGCCATTGTGTAGCTTTCAGCGTCAACCACCTGCAAAGTATTTATTGCATCGTCAATGGTTGCCGTTCTGGTTTCCAAAACTGCCAATTCCTGTTTGTCAATTTGTTCGGTCATAATTTCATACCTTCCATGTTTGCATTTGGTTAATTGTTTCTTGTGAGTATCCACCACCTTCAGCCCACCACTTTTTTACTAACCAGATAAAACGGTTTCTGTTTTCTTTCTGCTGTGCCGGTGTCGCAACAAGCGGGTATTTGTAGCCGTTTTCACTCAGCGATAAAACCCGTTGCTCATATTTGCCAGCAATGCCGAAATTTTCACGGCACAGAATTTCTTGCCCTGCAAGCTGTAAAGCGTCAACCGCCCTTTTAAACGGTCTTGTTTTGACATCCACAAGCAACTTACCAATAAAGATTAGGTCGGGGGTGCCGCAAAACTGAAACAGACCGCTTGCCATAAGGTGTTCACCTATTGCGTTTCCAATGTTGATATTATAATCTTTAGCCCATTGCCGAATATGTCCTAAATATATCCGTTGAAAATCTGACAGGCTGTTTTCATCAAGCACTCCCAGCGCTTCAAGTTCAACGATTTTATGTATCTGCTTTCCGAATGTGCGTTTTTTCTCAAGCACAGCCGGATTGATTTTAGAAAAATCGTTCAGCGGTGCCAGGAACTCAGTGACCGAAGGCCATCGAATCCCATCAACCCAATACTCATGTTTTACAGGGTCAAAAGTAAAATCAATCATTTTGTCCCTTGCCGATCATTTCAAGGATTGCGTTCATGTTATCCATCAGCAGGTCTTTTGTGCTTTCAACATTGTAAAAATCTTTAATCATTTTCAGTGCTTCATCCTTGTGTCCAGTTGCCGCACATTTTGCTTGAATCAGGCCGACTTGTCCGGTTGTGATCTTTTCACCAGAAGGCGGGTATGTTGTTTTTTCTTGATAACCAGAACTTTGCTCTTTTGTTTTGGCCTGCGGGTCCGGCTGTTCCTGCTGGGTTTTTGATTTTGGTTTGGTTTTATATTCTACCTTCCCAAGTTGGCTTTTTAGTATACCGGCAAATTCTTCTAAGTCAGCATAGGTGAGGTTGCGAATGCCAAGCAGGCGCGTGATACCGTTTCCAAGCAGGTTTGTCATTGCCGCCATTTTTACATCACGCTTGTCAATTGCAGAGATTGGCTTTTCTGTCTTGACATTATTAATATATTCGTATCTCTTGAAAAACGGGTCTTTGCTTGACCTGCTGCCAGTTACCTCAATACTTCTGCCGGGGATTGAAAACCGCCCCTTATATGTATATGTGAAATGTCCACTATCTTCAAATTCGCATGTTGGTTCGCCAATTGTCCATGAAACACTAAACAGGTTGGCGATCTTCTCCGAACCGCTAACCTGAAGATATGGCTTGCCGTTCTGGTCTACCCAGTCGCCGGAGCTTGTCACCTTGAGCGCCATATTTTTGATCTTAACAACAGCAGCAATGCGTTCTTCTGCCCGCATTGCAACTTGCAGCAAGCTATCGTCTGCAATAGAAAGGTTGCTTTGCTCTCTTACCTCAATTGCGTCTACTATTCCTTGTGTCATGATCTTTCCCCTTTCAGTTGTTATTCGTCAATGTCAATCGGTGCGCCACATGCCGGGCATAGGCTCACAAGGTGTGGGTATTCTGTCCGGTAAAAACCGCATGAGCATTTATATGCAGGGCTTTCGTCTGCAAAATCTGATGCGGTGCGGTCTGGGTATCGGTCGCTATTTCCCCTGTTCATCGGTTTCCCCTCTCAGTATATTATTAGTGTTTTTGATCATTTCAATACATTCATCAAGCAGCCTGATTGATTTTTTAATAGGGTCTTCTTCTTCAACCAATTCAACCAGGTAATTCGGGAACCACCACATGCCCCCCGTTTGGATTTTAATCCCGATTAGGTTACCATCAACCATGTCAATATTGTGGATGCTGCTAACCGCTAAGCTTGAACCGTGGCCACCTAAAATCCGCACCCTCATCCCGACTTTTGGATTTTCAATCATCACTCAACCTCCTGTTCTTGGATATTGACACCGTTAAGCACTTCATTAATTACACCGTCAATAGCAAGTGTAATTTTAGCCCGTGTCTTTGCATCTCGCTTTAATTCGTTTACCTTTTTTTCAATTTCCCCACCCATTTTATTTATAAGAACGGAAGCAAGTTTTTTGTTGAGGGCTTCTTTTATTGCAAGCTTAAATCCCTTTGCACTAAAAAGATCTGTGATTCCACAGTCAATTACTGCAATAAAATCATCTTCATGTTTTGCTATGACTGTATTTACGAATTGTGACAATGGTTTGTTGTATCCAATAAGTTCCGTTTTGATTACACTGTTAATAGAATTTTCAACAGCATTAAGTATTGTTTGTTCAAGTGTTTTTTCCATCACTCAACCTCCTTTAAATAGTTTTGCGCTGTTCGTGACCGCATGTTTGCGATCTGCTCGCGCTGTATTTGTGTCGGCTCTATATCTCTGAAAGCCAGATATGTGCAGCCGAACATTATAAGCACGGCTATGAAAAATACACTGTACGCAAACCACGAAATCTCAAAATTATTGTCCATCTTCCGCCCTCTCAGCTAAATAGTTTTTGTAGTCCTCACAATTCCGTCTCCAGTAACATTTCGCACATGCGCCGTGGTGTTTAAAGTTACTGTAACGGGTACAGCCGATGTATATTGTAAAGTCTGTAAATCCATCCGTTGTGATCTGGCGATTTATGAGCTATGATGTTCCATCCATCTGCTCTCAAATCTGACACGCGCTGTGTATACTTAGCAGTTATCCGACTTAGTTCCAATGTGGTTTTCGGACCTAATAAAAGCGCTCTCAAAATTCTGCCTTTTTGCGATCCCGTTTTCCTTGCCATCACTCCCCCTTTTCGGCTTTATGTGCCGACACAAGTATGTCTCTCACTTGCCGGTTTACGCTTTTATCATTTTGTAGCTTCTTTTTCAGAAGCCACTTTTTTAAATATGCGTATTTTTTCCCGAATCTGATCAAAATGTCTGTGTTCATTGGATATCCTTTCTGTTTGGTTAATTATTTTGTTTTCCACCTTCACAGAATCCGTTTTGATGCAGGTCGCTTAGAATTTCTGTGATGAATAAATAATCTGTATCTGTGTGTGTTAAATCTTTCATAGTTCAACCCTCCAATAAAAATGCCCCGGAAGCCCGGGGCCGGCTCTTGTTTAGAATGGCACATCATCATCAGGTATATCCACGGGTAAAGGCTGATATGGCTGCCGATTCCCGATAGGATCCTGATGGGCCTGCCCGGTGTTATTTTGGGGCCACGAGCCTTCCCCGGCCCCCTGAGCGCCCTTGCTGCCGAATATAACCCGGGATGCATTGAGGCTTATGCCCTGGCGATCCGCTCCAGATCCGTCATATTGAAATAATATTTTCTGATATTCACCACTTAATTCTTGTGCTTCTTTCCATTGCCCCGGATTCCAAGTTTTGTAATACTTCTTCTTTTTGTTCACACTGTAGAGAAATCTTTGGATATGCCATAGTTTTTTAAAAATTTTGAAGGGCAAGTTATAATAGCGTAAATCGTAAAAGCCTTCATAGGGCTGATAGTCTGGGAAGTGCATAACTCCCGCCTTTCTGTTCCCGGTTTATTGTTGTTCATTTAAAATCATGTTGCTCTATAAAAAGGAAATCATCAATACTGTCGCCAGTCCATTACTCTGTCTCCTTTATCGCTCGATAAGTTTCAATATCCTCTTCAGTGTAGCCATTGTTCAGCCCGTATTGTTTTCCTTCGTCAGATAACCACCAGTCCCGAGTCTCGCACTTGCACCCGATTTGTAGCCACCTGTCGTCAATTACTATAATTGTGTGTTTATGGGTTGTCACGCTTTTCAGCCCCCTGCAACCCCAAAACGCATACATCCCTATGCTGGTAACGCTGTCGGGGATGGTAATACTTTTCAGCCCCATGCAATAAGAAAACGCATGCATCCCTATGCTGGTAACACTGTCGGGGATGGTAATACTTTTCAGCCCTGTGCAGTCAGAAAACGCACTCTCCCCTATGCTGGTAACGCTGTCGGGGATGGTAATACTTTTCAGCCCCATGCAATAAGAAAACGCATGCATCCCTATGCTGGTAACGCTGTCGGGGATGGTAATACTTTTCAG